GACATGCGAGCGCAGAAAGAATCCTTACGTGCGCCTCCTTGTGGCTGAGGAGCCTTCAAATTGCTACCAGTCTCTCGGTTGTACTTAGCACGACCCTTTTCGGTCAATCCAGCACCTTTAGATACAGGAAGCTTTTCTCCACGTCCGACAGATAAGCTAACACCACCCTCTTTTAATTTGGCGGTTTTTGCTGACTCTCGGAAGGCTTCAAGCGTTGGCGCACCTTTGCTACCAACTCGACGCATTTTTTCGCCAGAGCCTTCAGCGATTCGCTCACGCTTTGCATGAATGTTTGCATATAGACCACCTTCTTTAAATTTTTTACCCTCATCAGCCTTAGCAAACTCTTTGCCAACCTTTTGAGGAATGCCAACCTTCTTGGCAAACGCAGGGTTATGTGCGACTGCCTCCATCAAACGATGCTGGGAAGGTGATTTGCTTGGCATGATTAGGCGTAGGATTTAACCATCTCAAGGACGATGGTGTAGAAGTCACCATTAGAGGCATCAGCAGTGCTAAACAACACATCACCAGTCACGCCAGTGCCTGCGTTGTTAGTCAAACCGCCGAACTTCTCAAAATCCATCGTGTATGTAGAATTTTGTGGCACACACCAACAAAATACATCTGTGGTTGCGTCCCAATAAATCTGTACTTCCAAGCCATGCGTTGAGGCATGAATCTTTGTAATTGTGACCCTATCACACGCTTTACCAGAAGCGCTTGATGTCAAAGTAGATACATCTACTTTCAAAACTTTGCTTTCACCCGTGCCGTCAGAAAGATTGGTGAATTTCATAATTGCCATCCGCTCACCATCTAAGAGCGTCTGAGTTGCGACTGCATCAGCCATTTTTATTCCTTAAAAAAAGTGGGAGCCGAAGCCCCCACCTTGGTTCAGCACTCTACAGAGCCACCACGTTTCTTAGATGGTGTCACCGTAACTGATTTCTCAGTCTTGGTCACACTACCAGAAGGTGGAGTTCCGCCAAACAGCTTCTTTACACCCCCTAGAAGGCGGCGAGGAGCGCCGAGGATGGTATCCCGCATAGCTTCGTTTTCTTCTCTCTCAGACGCCTTTTCAGCGCCTTTGCGAGCCATTTCACGATCATATACAGGATCATAGCCAGAGGGGTCTCCTCCGTCTGCCATCTTCTTTACTCTGCCACCTTTTTTGAAGGTTCCAGACAGTGCAGTAATGCTCACAGGAGCGGAGGGCTTCTTACGACCTTGCGGCATTTCTACCGCCTTGCCGTCGTCCTGCACTACCTCACCACCCCTAGCATACTTTTTTAAAGCACCACCCTTTTTGTAACCACCAGCGTTTGACTTAGCTACGCCACCAGTAGTAGTGTTGGTTTTGCCAGAAGGCGTACCAACAACATTACCGTCAACATAGTTCATCACAGAACCGCCTTTGGCGTACATGTGGGCTGTTCCACCTTTTTTGTAGCCACCGCCATTACCCATCTTCACGTCGCCAGTCTTGGCGGGTGAATGATCAGGCTTGGCTGTGCTCATCTTGGTGGATTTTGAGGCTTGACCTTCATTGCTGATGATGCCGCCGTTTTTGTACCCGCCTTGACCCATAGCAACGCCGCCAGTAGCCATCTTGCCGCCATTTTTTAGCTTCAAGTTAGTACCTTTGCCGCCTTTATGCTCCTGCATGTCGTGTTGCTTGAAAGCCTTTTTGATCATGGCTTTGTCTTGCGACATATCAGCTTTACCGCCCTTCTTCATGGCGGGTGTAGCCGTCATGGGAGGAGCAGAAACCATAGGAGGAGTCATTGAGCGACCAGCCATAGCTTTGCGACGCATTGCCATAGAAGGTTTAGCAGGGCGAGCAGATGGCATCATTCCGCCACGAACAGGCATACGAGTAGGCATGTCAGAAGGCATACCTGACTGCATGGGCATGAACCCACCGTCAGCCTTCTTGACAGTTCCACCCTTTTTGAGCTTCAGTTCAACTGTTGGCTCGGTGGTCATCATTTTGACCATTGGTTTGAATTGACCCATTGTGTGTCTCCTCAAACTTTCTGAGCATATACAACAGTCAGGCGAATAACGCCTTGTGTTGTGCTGATCGTGCCGTTGGGGTCAAGCGTAACGACAACAGAGGTATTGCTACCAATGTCAGCCATTGCGCTCAATTGTGCGGCTGTGAAAGTTAAGGCAATACGACCACCAGCGAACACATCAGTCGAAGACAGGTATTGTGTGCCTGCGGCGGCTGTGCCAATGGTCATTGGGATTGTCGTAGCGGTTCCACCACCCACGACTTCGTTCACGGTCATATCGGCAATTAAGTCAATAATCTGTGAGGAAGCAGGGAGAGTTATGGTTGCGCTAGTAGCAGTACCTGCGGCGGCAGTAGTGACGGTAGTTGTCTGACTCAGAACGACGAAACCGCCGTTGGTAGTGTCAGTCAACGTGCCAGAGCCAGCACGAAGGGTAGAACCGAAATAGGTTTGAGCCATTGTTTTTTCTCCTGTAGTGAATAGGGGCAGAAGCCCCCATTCGATTGGTGATTAAACGCCGGGTGTACCGTACATCGCCCGTGGATCGGTGAAACCAACTTGGTAACGCTCTGTCGCTTTGTAGCGCATAGAGTCAGTCTCAAAGTCGCCTTCCATCGTCTTCTCCAGCTTACGACGCATCAAAAGCTTCATGCCTTCGGGAGCGTCGGTCTGAACCCACCATGCGCTTGCATTGGTCAAACGAGACAACACAGCCGCACCTTCGTCCAACAGACCGATGGATTTGACAGGGTTGATGTCGTTGTTTGCATTGCCTGAGCGCAGAACGGATTTCAACAAAACTTCGGCTTGGAAGACGTTGCCGGGTGCTACCACGAGTTGACGTGGAACCAAACGAATCTTCTTGCCGTTGTTGTCCACAGCTTGGCGAATCTGAATCAACATCTGTTCGAGAGATGTTTGGCTCAAGTTGGCGGCAGTGGTCAACAGGTTGCTGAAAGTACCATTCACGATGGGGTGTGAGGCGGAGTTCAGTTGAACGCCGTCACCACCGGGGTAGGAACTATTAAAGGCACGATTCAACACGTTTGCTGACAAAGTTTCTTTGGTTTCAATCAAAGACTGTGCCAAGTGACGTGCATAAACCTGACCAATACGGATATGGTCGCCATCTTCAACCAACACTTTGGTCAATGCGAAGGCGAGGCCATACACGTTGTACACATAGCGTTGTAAGAAGAGAACACCACCTTGTTGGTAGCTGACAGGAGTACCGTCAGGCAACTGGGGTGCGGCTCCGAAGCCGTATAAAACAGGTTCCTCGTGATAATTACGGGGGATACCTTCTTGTTCACGAAAAACTCGTGACCATTCGTCGGTACGTTGGTCATAGACTCCATCGAAGCATTCGTTCAAAATTGGTTCAACGATACTTCTAAAGTCCGTACTGCGCATTGGAGCGGCCATGGTCTACTCCTCCTTAGATTGCTGTGCCAGCAGTACCAGCAAACTGGTACTCGGCGATGGTTGCACGAACGATGACATAGTCATCACCCCAAGCGTTGTCGGCATAGGGGCCTATGTCAACGATGCGCATTTGGGCGCTATTTCCTGATCCAGCCAAAGTGGTGGACAAAGTGGCTTGGGACAAACCAGTGGTGGTAGAACCAGCCGTGGTGTTGCTCAAGTCAGCTTCGTCGCCAATAGCGGTTTGTGCAATAGTGCCATCAGTTTGAATTTCATACACGATGTTGGGATCGGAGTAGAAATACGCAACGACAGAACCTACGATGAAAGACTCGTTGGCAGGCCACGTGTTGGAGACACGGCGACGACCAGTGGAGTCAGTCCATTCGACGCCTGAGAAGGCTCCGAGGAATGCATCCCCTGCGGCGGCAACCACGATGTAACCACCAGTGTTCATCTTGACGGGCTGACCCTTCAGGATGGTAGTGGCATAGCCAGCGGAGACGTTACCGCTGGTAGATACTGCTTGAATGCCGTTGGCAAGCGCTTGAGCACGATCCAGACCTGATGGGTGGAAAGCGGGACGCAAGCCAAACGGAGCGTTAGTTGAAGACATAGTCTTCCTCCTTTTTTGGTTGTCCTGCCCGTATTAAAAGACGGGCGTACGGACGGATTGGTCAAATTGTCCGAATCCTTCACCTTCAACCTGTCCAAGCGATTTGCCTGAACTGTCACGATTACCTTGAAGCTGTTCGATTTGGACTTTGATTTTGTCCGCTTCGTCCATTGGTGCTTCATGATGCATCTGCAACATAATGTCTTGGTAAACGTCCTCAGGAAGTTTGCACAAGATCATTTCATTGCATGCGACAAATCCAACATGCTCGCCAGCTTTTACACGGTAATTCTCAAACCCGGGGAACTCTTCTGCTTGCACAGGCACGTACCCAAGTCGAATCCGTTTATCCAAACTGTCGTAACTATTGGTGGTTGATAACCAGCAAAGATGCCACCCTTTAATTTCAGGTAGCTTCGGCAGGGCGCTTTGTGTCCACTCATCACTCCACATCTTGCGACGTTCCTGTGCTGAGACGAACTTCTCCTCGACAGAGGCACGAGGCAGATCTTGCAAAGATCTATTTTCCCGACCACCAGCGTTGAGAGATTTTTTGAGACGAGATTCTGTTGCCATAATTAACTCCTATATCCTTGGTTTTGTCGTGCTTCGAGTGCGTAGCGTTTAATCATCTTGTTACGTTTTTCTGAGTTATCCCAGAAACCCGCATCCTTCATGGCACGTACTTGCTCTGGTGACAGAGTAAAAGTATTTTTTGCACCACTACCGTTGATGTTTTCACGCCCAGAACTTGTCACAACGCTCCTTGGTCTACGAGTCGATCTCTCGTCATTTGCATCAGTATAACGGTGGGGAGCACGTTTAGCAACACGTCGATCAAGCTCTTCCCAATATTCTTCAGTGCTTGGGTTCCAACCTTCTTTAACAAGCTTCTGATCGATCACTTTTGCAATTTGGCTGTCCTCGTCATCCCCATTTGGGTCATACCACGAGTTGCGATCCATCCACTTGGTGGCATGGCGTTGCATCTCACGATTGTCCTCAATGGGTTGGTTTTGAGTGGTGCGAGCCGCCTGCTCCTTGAGCGCACGAATGGACTCAATCTCTCGACGTGTCTCGTACCACATGTCCTGAGCCTTGCCAAACGCATCACCATCGCTGGCGCTCGTAGCCTCAGACATCTTCATCTTGGCGTACTGCAAGCGAAGTTCTTTGTCCTCCAAAGCCTTGTCAATACGAGCCAAATCAGCAGAATGGGTCTTGCGCTCCAATACAGACAGGCGTTCTACAAGCTCTTGACGCTCACGACGTAGGCTGTTTAACAGCATGTCCTTTTCGACATTGGTTTGCTTGATGTATTCCTTCTTGGCACGTCGACGATTACGTCGTGCGGCTCGAATAGCCTCCGTGTCATCAGGATGATCCTCGTCGTCACCAGCTTCTCCACCAGCGGCTTGGGATGCCTCAACCTTGTCGTCTCCATCATCAGAGTCGTCAGGGGCAAGGTGTTCGGGCAAGTCAACTGTGACTGACCCATCTTTTTCTTCGGAGACTTTGATGTCGTCCAATTTTTCTTGTGATTCTGTACTCATAAGAAGGCTTTCATGGCTAATGGGTTACCAGTCACGGTGGCAATGACTTCATGGTCGTTTAGAACCATAAACAGTGCTGGGTCTTCAAAGTCGTCCTCATTTGGAACTCTGACTTCCCATCGATCTCCGCCCCACTTAGGGACACGGATGTAATCGCCTACTTCACACCAAGAGCCTTCAGGCCATGACGCCATGGTGTCTCGATTCTTGAAGGCGAGTGGGCCGATCATCAGCACCTTTGCCACCATGTTGTTCCACTTTTCGGTCTCTTTAGTTTCTTCAACCAAGATGATCCCTGCGCTTGTTGCCTTCTTCTTTGTTCGACGTAACTGCACCAAAATGCGTCCGCCAAGAGGTCTTGCACCCGGGTCTACGACTGGAAAAGCCCAATCCACTTCAGCTTGGTCAAAAGCTTCGGGTTCATTCATTTTCATCTTCATCCTTTAATAGTTTGTTTAAGATGTCCATGGACTCTTGTAATCCATGATAGTTGCCAACCATGCGTTGATATGCCTCCCATGTGCTAGCGTTTCCGCTTGCGAGTGAGGTAGCTATTTCAGCCTGCCGAGACTTCAACGCACCGATTAAATCTCCTACTGTGTTCACTTATTTTTTCTTTGCCTGTGCCAATCCTCCTTGTTGGGGCTTCTTGTTGCCGCCCTTTGGTTGCATGCTCGTGCCATCTAGCTTCTCGCCCATGGCGATGCGCTTGTGTTGGGGGACGAGTTCGCTCTTTTGCTCTTGATCACTGGTAGCCATCTTGGTTTCCTTGGTTAGTTAAAGTAAGTGCAGTCTTCATCTGCTCGTTTTGCAATTTTGCCGTGTCACGGGTCAATCTTGCAGATTCGATCTTTTCTTTGGTCTCGTTGTCGCCTTGCGCAATAGCAAGCTTTAATTGGTTGTCCTCTTGCGCTATTGCCATTGCATCCTGTTGCTTCTTCATAGCCACTTGGATGTCCGCCTGATCCTTGGCGGCACGACGTTGAGTCTCTGCCGTAGATGTATCCATCAAAACCTTGGCTTCTGGAGTCAAAGGTGGAGTGGGTTGCATCCCTTGGAGTTGCTGTTGCATCTGTTGGATGATCGGCAAGATGCCTTGGAACACAGTCTGCGTATCCAAGTTAACGTGTTGGGAAGCCACAGCAAAGAGCTTGTCGATCTTGGCGGTGAACTCCTCGTCGTCGTATTCCTCGATAGGACGCCCCATAGCCTTGGTTACGTAGCCGTTTGTGCGATTCAGATACCAAAGGGTCAAGTGTTGCTTCAAGTGCTCCATGACCTGCGGAATGAATGCAGGCGCTATCAATGGGTTAGCACCCAAAACTGGGTCTTTGGCAAAGTCCAAGTGCGATTGGATGTGCGCCAAATGGTCTTGGTCAATGTAAGCAAACGCCGATTGACCAATTGCCATAGCCACATTCTCGTTGGCAGGGTCACGTTTCTCAGGATCTGGCACGTTTTTCATCAGTTCGTTCACAGCAGGGATCTTGATCTGCTTTAAGAATCGCTCAATCACAGCTTTTCTGTTAAACAAGTCAGGATTCTTCTCCATCACCTGCATAACAGCCTGAATCTGCGCCATGCGTTGGGTTTCAGAGAAGATGTGTGGGTCAGAAACAGGTACAACGTCGGTATTTCTGCGGAAATCCTCTTTGGTGATCTCCAAATCCTCGACTATGTCGCCCTTTTTCTGGTCATCCAAGTACCAACGATTCAATCTACCCAAAATCTTGAGCAAACGACTCTGACTGTCGTGCAAACGAGCGTGAACAGCGGCAAATACAGCCGCACCCTGCTCGATAAGCGCTTGAGTCGTGCCAACAGGGGCTTGGGCGTTGACGTCGGCGATCTTTTCCTCGGCAGTGGTAATCACGCCCTTGGCGGACTTCTCAAGGAAGCCCATCAACTCGAAAAGAACTTGGCTTGGGGGGTTGAAGGGCATGGGCATGGCGATCTTTTTGATGTCATCGACGCCGGGAGCGCCCTCGATCTCCACCACCTGCGTGACTTCCACCTGCTGTGACTGTCCCGATATACGTGCGCCCTTGAGCTTGAGCATCGTTGCACTGTTGTTGATGTGCGCCGAGTCCAACAAAGCCCTCAAAGAGCCCGTCAAAGCGGCGGCAAGCCCACCAATAAGGTGCGGCAAGCCCACAGCATAGGCTCCACGCCATGGAATGAACTTGAACTCCACCATCCAATCCAACTTGGTCATGGTTTCGTCGCCCTCTTCCCAATTGCGATACAAGCCAATGACTCTGCTCTCCAAATCGTCCACCATCATGATGTATGGAGCCATCTCACCCTTGGATCGAGTGTCGTCCTCAAGCTCTAACCACGTATAAATGTGATAAACACGTCGAACACCGTCATCGTTGTCCTCGTATTTCTTGCCCTCAACCTTGTTAGAAGCCTTCTCTGACTTGCTTTCATCAGGCTCCATTGACGCACGTATGTAGTCTGTGTCAATGTACAAGCCAGAAGCAATACGTCGCTTGAATTCCCAATCGGTAATGTCTTGAACCTCAGTCACACGTTGACTGGTGTAGAAGTTTGCGGCTGAGAATGGCAACAAAATGTTGTCAATAGGCACAAACTCAGCACAGGGACGACGTTTTTGCTCGTCATACCAAAGCTTCATGAACTGAGAGCCGCCCAAAGGTAGCTGAGTCAACAGTTGTTCTTGCTCATCACGGAACTCTTCAATCTGTTCCGTTAACTGCCAGTTCATGTAGTCACGTTTGCGCTCGGCAACAGCCATCTTTTCTTTGTCGACAGTGCCAAGGATCTTGGTGCGAGTGGGGCCATCAGGGGGGAAGAGTTCTTTGATGGCACGAGCGGCAAAGTCTACGCAAGCTTCAGCCATCACGGGGTGAACGACCTTGCTGGCTCCCATGAAGTTAGCGCCGCCGGGGGCGTCATGCCCCATCCCTGTACGTCTAATGCCCTCTTCGTACTGCTTATCCCGCTGTTCACGAGCCGACTTGTCCTTCTCGAGCAACCCAATGTATCGCATAGCAATACCATCCAAGTCAAACTCACTTATGTCGCTATCCGCAAGGTTGGCGTAGAAGTCTTCATCCTCATCGGGGCCTTTGTAATTGTCCATCTTGACAACAGCAGAACCGTCAGGAAGCTCTTCAATCTCTGAGTCATCAAGCTCCAAAGGCACATCCACGCTACCGTCGTCGTTTTCGGTCATGGACTCCATGCCTTCAATGTTGCGGTCTGCTTCTGGGTCAATCGGCATTTGTGTTGCCATGGTTATTTCCTTTTAACATTTATCAAGCCACTACTGCGCTTGGTCAAATTTGGTTTCTTATCGTTCATTTCCATAAACATGGTGTCAGAGTTTTGAGCAACATGTACCTTACCACCACGCTTGAATGGTGCGCCTTGGATTATCCGTCCACCATCGCTCATGTCTGGATTAGTGTTAAAAACGATTCCTCCTGCGGCAAAGGCAGGCTCCTCCTCTTGTACAGGCTGAGGCACTTCAATCTCTGCACCTGCGGCTCCAGCACCAATTGGCACACCAACCTGTTGATACAAAGGCATGCCTTGCTTTACCTCTTCACGCATCTCTGGGGTGATCTTGAAGTAGTGCAATTGTTTTGTTGGTTGAATTTTGTTTTCTGGATTTTGCTGGTGTACGTTTTGTAATTCTTCTCGCCACGTCAATTTGTTTTCAATTGGCATGGCATTTAATTCAACCTGCGACCCATACTTCTTGCCAAAGGTATTGAGGTAGTCAGGGATCATCTTGTCGTAGAAGCCCTTCATGCCTTCGCCACCAATGCTGATGTCGTCCCCTTCAAGGCGCATCCAAGCAGGGCGAAGTGGTCGTTCTTCGGCAAGGCTCTTTCCTTGTCCAGCCTCCATCTTTGCAAACATGTCTTTACCCACAAGATCTTTTACTTCTTCGGGGGTGAGGTCTTCTTTGGAAAATACTTGTTGACCGTTTTTGCTTCCACTTAACTCATATACGGTCTTGCCAGTGTCTGGGTTTTGATAGGACTCGTACTCGAGGTTGTCTAGGTTTTTACGCAAGGCTTCTTCGTATCGGTCAATTTGGAGCTTGCCGGGGGTGATGGCGATACCGTCATACCCATTCTCTGATGCGTAGTTCAGCAGGCGCTTCATTGCCAACTCGTGCCAGTTCTTTTTGAATGGTGCGTCTGGAACACCAACAACAGCGGTTGGTCGCTCAGACACAGTGCGTTGCAAATACTTTTCTGCCGATTCTTGATTTAGATGGGAGGATATAAAGGCGTTTTTGTCCGCATCAAATACGCCAAAATTTCCGTCTTCAGTTTTACGAACTTCTAAATTTCTTGGTTTTATTTCTTGCTGGTATCCCTTTTTACGCCCCTCTTGATGCCAATCAGATTGGATCTCTTCAACGTGAAGAATCTTTCTTGGTGGCTTTGCAATTTGAGCTTGCTTTACAACCAAAGAGTTTTGTATGTTTGCTGGCAAGGTTTTTATGTATGCATCCAACTCTTCTGGCGTAGCAAAATCTGGCGAGGGAAATCCAGAATTTTTATTGAACGCCACATAGCGCATTTCAGGAGGTTGCTCCTCCAAGCGGTCTTGCACACGCATGTGCGCCAATATGTTGGGGTTTTCTGATCCCCAGTGTTCGTGTATGTATGGCTCATCATAAGAAGCCCTCTCAGCCTTTAATGCCTCTACGTCATGTGCAAGCAACAAGTTGCCGGGGTTGCGTCGTGACCTAGCCTCCGCCGCCATCAAGTCATCTATTTTGGATGCGCTGAAGTGCGGTAATTGCAATAAGATTTCTCGATAGTTCTCGCCGCCGGGCAGGTGATAGTCATACCCCTGTGCATCCTTACCGTACTTTGCCATCATGTTGTCAATGTACTCACGATCCCTCAGGTCAAGGTCATAATAATCTTGATCAAAATAGGACTGAGCGTATTCATCCTTTACGGATGATGTCCCTTCAGGCAAAACTGTTTCGCTAATTTTTACAGGTGGGCGCTTCTCAAGCTCATCAATGAACTGATCCTTGGTCATCTTGGGCATCTCTTCGATCTGAGCCAACTTGCGGTTCTCGATCTCATTAGGCTTGACACCCTTGGTCTTCTTGAGTTCCGTCATGAACTCCTTGCCCGTTCCCTTGGCTCGCTGTAGATCCAATGCGGCTTTGTCAACAGCAGAGAAAAACGGCTTTGGATTGACGACTACCTTCTTACCCTGCTTGGCAAGCTTGGCGCTCTTAATTAGTTCGTTAATCAAGCTCATAGTGGGCGCTCCGTAAGGATAAGGTCGTCACCAGTGATCTCTCCACCTTGAGCCTTTTTGACTTCAGCCACCTTCTTAATGGCTTTAGCTTTGCGCTTGACCTTGATCAAGCCACCATCTTTGTTGCCAGACTTTTGGAGGTTGGTGAGGATGTCTTCGGTCACTTCGACGGAAGGAGGGCGTCCACGAGTCCAGTCCATGTACCCGGGGTTCCTGCCCTTGGTCTCACGAATGTTCTGCACCCACGGCTCCATAAGGATGTCTTGTGCCGCAGGATTAAACTCCACCCCCAAGTCCTCTCCCGTTGCAATTGCGGGGAACGCTGGATGCAAGTCAGGGCGCTCGATCACCTCACCACTTGGTGTCCACAGTCTGTATCCCATAGAACCCGATGGGGCATCCAACAAGAATGGGTCGGTGGTGTCACGAATGATCTTATCGTAATCAAAGATCTGCCCCTTCTTGCCGCCAACACCCACGCCTCCAAGGACGTTGCCTGTTACGGCACGTTGGTCAAAGGTGGTTGCCTGCTTCTTGAAGTTCTTGTCCAAGATGTCAATGTCAGAGGGGAAGATGGGCTTTCCATCCTTGTCAACAGATGCCGCCAATCGAGCATTGATCTTGTCACGCAGTTCAGGGTCAAGGTTGCCCTTCTTGGCTTCGGACTTAAATTGGTTGTAGAGCTTGTCAAACACCATTTGATTGGATTGGTGTTGGGTGGGGGAGCCAATCATGGTGGTGAAGTATTCCTTGCCCAATGGGTCTTGGAAGCCTCCAAGCATGGTCTTGGCTGTACCGACGTTCTTGACGCCCCATACGGCTCCCACGTCTTTGTGAGGGCCTTCTTGGTGTTGGAGCCCCGAGAAGCCCGGCCCCCCTAGAAACCCCTGCCCAACCTTCGTACGATCAGCCTGCGTAATGTTCAGTCGCTTGCCCTCAATCTTTGCCAACGCCTCGGACGCTTTCATTGCTTGCTTCATTTGTGCGGCTTTTGCGGCTCGTGCGGCTCGTGCGGCAATATCCACAATGCCACCAACCTGATACTTACGGTCTTCCATCTCCGTCATCATGGTGTCAGGGTTGTCAGAGACGTGGACAGAACCACCATCTGCCTTCTTTTCGTCTGACTTCTTTTCTTTTGCCAACAAATTAGGAGCGGCTACACCCATAGCGGCGGCAACTGCGGCTGACCTACGAAATGGGTCAAAAGCCGCAAAGCGTGATCGCACATTATCTGGGTCAAAACTGATTGTGTGTTCTTTGCCAATGTTCAACTCTTGGCTGTTAAAGCTTGGCGTATGGCGTATTTCATCAATACCAAAATGCTTCATAAAGTCGCCAGCCGCTACGCCACCAGAGACAATGTCACCAGTGTAAGGGTCATACAAGCCGCTCTCATTTCCAGTCTTTTTCACTGCATTAAATACATCACGAGCAGGTATTGCTCCGCCGTAATCTTGCACAGTCTCATAGACTGGGTTTGCGTCCCCGCCAATTTCCCTAAACTCATCCAAAGCCTCATTGAACTTTGCAGTGTGCGGAGTATCGACATAAGTGTCAGCCGCCTCATCGTAGTGTTCAAATGGGCCAATCGTGACGGGGTCTTTCTCTGGCGCATCAAGATGAATTGACTTGTTGGAGCGAACTTTCAAGGGATACACAACACCAAGGTTGTCTGAGTCAACCGTATTGCGTAAAAGAATGTCTTGTTGACGAGGCGTTAAGGTCTCGTCTTGCATGCGGCGGTAAGTCTTGCGCCAATCTTTGTCACGTACCTCCATGCCACGCTCAACCCTGTTACGGACATCAGGGCCATAAATGCTGGCGTAATTTTGGCTTGCATCTTCAGGTGAGTCAGTGGAGTAAATGCCCTTGCCTGCATGGCTTTCTGTTGAGCCAGAACTTGGATCAAGTTTCTCGATGTCTCGAAAAGATCCGTGATAGGTATCTTTGTCAAAGCCCATTGCTATAGCTCGTTGCTCTGCTGTGTTGTTTGGTGGTAATCCCAGTCCACCCTTTTCTATGGGTAGGGCGGCTCGTTGTTGAGCCAACAACAATGCATTTTCTTGCGGAGCATTGCTTGACAACTTTCCCGCCTTAGGTTTAGTTACCCGTGCAGGCTGAGTGTCAAAGGAGCCAAGCATCTGAGCACCAAAGCCACCACGATTCATGATGTTGGTCACAGGCTTATCTAACGACCTCTCCAAAGCCATACCAGCATTGGTAGCGGCTTTATTAACACCTTGTTTAACTTGCCTGTTGGCGGCTTGCATCAATGGGGTAAAGCCTGCAACCTCAGGAAGTATGGGTGGGAGCTTGTATTCGGTCTGAGCCTTGTCCATGAGGTCGATCACATTACCTATGTACTCAGCAGACTTCTCAGGTTGAAAGCGTGGTTGGTACACACGATTGCCAATGGCGGTAGCGTATGCGTCTTCGCCTTGCAGTAGCTTGGGGGCTTGCTGTACAGCCTCAAAGAGCATGGAGCCCATCATCATGGCGGACTCCAACCCAGCTACGGCTCTGTCCAATGGGGACAGCTTCATGTCTTGCGCCTTGTAGTCAGCCTGCTGTTGCTCACTCATCCTTCGATTGAATGCTTGACCAAGCGGTGAAGGTATATAGGGGTCAAACCCTTTTGAGCGAACTATTGCTTGGTTTGACAGCTTGGGGTAGAGGGGCATTGCGACCTCGGCATTGAAGTTGTTGGATCATACCTGCTCAGGCTTGTCAAGTCCATATCTGTCAAATTCCTTGCTTAGACAGTTGAGAAACAAACTCAAAGGCTTTTTTCTTGTCTTCCGTGATCTCTTTGCCAATCACGCTGTCTTTCCAGCCATGTAAGGGAGGCCAAGCTACTCCGATCAGGTTCAGTTGGAGTTTTGTGTACCCCCCGTGTTTTGTCCTGTTCTTCATCAACCACTCGCTTGTTATCTTCATAACTTACCCTAGATCGTTAGCTTGGGGCAAAGCAAGGCTTATATCGTGTCAAAACACAATTTCGCCCTGCTTAGCGTCTTACCCTGAGTCGTCGAGCCAGTACGCAATGCAATGAACAGACTTGCAGGACTTTCGCCCCGTATCACCCGGCTCTATTCTTAGCCCACCGTCCCTGCTTTGGCTTGCTCGTGTTGCAGGGTAGTCTCAGATCACCACCGACGTACCGCATGATCTGGTCGGCTACAAGCAAAAAACCCATTGGTGAACGAGCTTTAGGCTTGGTTGCCGCATAAGAGCCTGCATCGACAGGACATCCTAGCTTTGACGAAGCCCGCTCACCAATGGGTTTGCAGGGTGCGTTTCGATGAACTACAACGGGTTACCAGTCCGTTGATGTAGAAGATTATACACATGCGTCAACAAGTGTCAACAGGTGTCTAGGCTAGTTTTTGAGGGTTGCAGGGGGAAGAGTCGAACTTCCAATCCTTCGGGTATGAACCGAGTGCTTTACCGTTGAGCTACCCTGCTGTAAGTTGTTGGTGGCTGGTACTGATCTCCAACTTACTAGCAGTGTCAAACGTGGGCTAGTCCACAATCCGCACATCAGTCTGTGCACTCACCAACACGGCTGGGGACTGATTCGTCAGAATGGCTCACAAGTACGACTGACGACTCGCCTTGATTTACCCAATCCCCATGCGTGTTGTGACTACATAGCGTAAGGGTTCCCCTTTTTCTTACCAGCTTGGCTGTCTGCGTAGTCGTCATCATCATAAGGTTCTGGTGGAGCACCGTCAATGTCAATCCACCCAGAATCCCTCAAATACCGCAAAGCCTGCGTACAGGCGTCTACATAGTCGTCATGAGCGGCTTCAGGGAAGCTACAGATCTGACTCACAAAGCCCTCAGCCCACGACTTGACGTAGCCCTTCCTATTGTCGCTCTCAGGTATCCACACCCTACCACGAGCAATGATGTTGGACACAATGTTCAGCCTTTGGACTTTATCGGCTCGCCCCGGGTTGTACGGCACGACAGGTAGGTGACCACGCCTCAAGTCTTGTATAAGAGCTATACCCGCCGACTTGTCCTCAATCAGTATGAGGTCGACCCTCTTCGCCTCCTTGCCCTCCCCAAACACGATCTCAAACTCCTCGATCACCTTGGGGCGCAGATCTGGGTATTGGAGGTGCTCCTGCCAACAGTCGATCACCATGGCGCTCATGGGGCTGTCTAAGGGCTTGAACACCCCAAACGTAATGCAGGCTGTAGGGTCGTTTTGGGTCTTCTCACTGCTGGCGCAGTCATAGGATTGAATGATGTACTCGAACTTGGGGAAGGGCTTGCCGTTAGCCCACAGCTTGAACATCTCCCTCTTGACGATGCCCGAGTCCTCGGGGTCTAGAATTTCTGCATGGATTTCCTGCCTCCCTATCTTGGTTCCCTCATACTGGAGGATCTGCTTTTGGAAGGAGGGTGCAAGGTTAGCTAGGTTTGCGTAGGTGCTCGCTCTGGTCACTACGACATCTTCACCCTCACGCCCCACAAGCTCAACGATCAGGTCTTTGGGCTTGGGTGTGGTCGAGCAGATAAGGCGAGTGTGCTTGCCCAAGCGTACACCGAACATGATCTGATCCCACGCCTCTTGGAGGTAGTCCCATGCGGCTAGCTCGTCACACCACCCCCCGTGGAATTGGGGGCCTCGAAACCGTTCAGGCTCAGATGCGGGTATTCCCTTGATTAAGCTCCCATTGATCAGCCTAAGCTCGTGGGCGGTCTTGTTGTAGTCAGCCACCAATATGGGAGGGATTACGGATATGAGCCCTGAGTCCCCCTCAAAGCAGGTTGCACGTACGTCAGCGGAGGTAGGAGCGGCTACAAGCCAACGTGTGTTGGGTTCTGTCCATGCCCACCAACCGATCTGTTCTGCGGCTGTTCTGGTCTTC